TTGTTCACAGCTCTATGGATTCCTGATAATTTTATGAGAGCCGTAAAAGAGGGTGGTGATTGGTATTTATTCTGCCCTAACGATATTAAAAAAGCTGGTCTAAAACCATTACAAGAATGTTTTGGTGATGAATACGAAAGTGTTTATGAACAAGCGGTAAATCTAGGTTTAGGTAAAAAAGTAAAAGCAACAGATGTTTGGACTAAGGTAATTGAATCTCAAATTGAGACTGGTGTACCTTATCTTTGTTCTAAAGATAATGCTAACAACAAAACTAATCATCAGAACATTGGGGTTATCAAACAATCAAATCTTTGTAACGAGATTTACCAATTTACTGACGAGAAAACTACAGCTATCTGTACTCTATCTTCAATGGTGTTGAAAAACTTTGTAAAAGATGGTGAGTTTAATTTTAGACTTCTTTATGAAGAAACAAGAAAGGTTGTTAGAGCCCTTAATAAAGTTGTTGATATTAATAACTATTCAACTTCAAAAGGTGAAAAGGGTGGTAAAGAACAAAGAGCAATTGCAATTGGAACTCAAGGTTTAGCGGATGTATTCTATCTTATGGATTATGAGTTTACTTCAGACGAAGCAAAACAACTAAACAAAGATATCTTTGAGACAATTTATTTTGCCGCAATCACCGAAAGTAATAGGTTGGTAATTGATGGTGATTATAAACCATATGATTTCTTCGATGGTTCACCAATGTCACAAGGACAATTCCAATTTGATATGTGGGGATTAACAGAATCTGATTTATCAGGTAGATGGCCTTGGGAAATATTAAAGTCAAATGTTAAACAATATGGTATTTGTAATTCATTGTTTACAGCACAAATGCCCGTAGCGAGTTCTGCTAAGATTACTGGTTCATATGAAATGACTGAACCTGCTCACTCAGCAATCTTCAATAGACGAGTAGTTGGTGGTGAAATTATGATTGTTAACAAGTATCTTATTAATGATTTTGAGAAACTTGGTATTTGGGGTGAGGATTTGAAAAATGAAATTATATACAATGAAGGTTCGATTCAAAATATTAATTTCAACAACTACTTAGACCCTGAAGACAAAAAGTACAATCAAAAAGTTAAAAGAATTGAACACTTGATTAAGAAGTACAAAACGATTTGGGAAATATCACAAAGGGAGTTGATTGATATGGCAGCAGATAGAGGACCTTTTATTGACCAATCACAATCAATGAATATTTATATGGGTAATCCTACTTTATCGAAGATTACTTCATCTCACTTCCACGCTTGGCAAAAAGGTTTAAAAACTCTTTGTTATTATGTGAGAACAAAAGCAATCTCAACAGGAGCAAAACACTTAGCTATGGATATATCAAAGATGGATAAACCAAAAGTAACACCAACATTACCACATGTTGAACCTATAACAAACAAACCAACTGATTCACCATTTGAATGTTTTGGATGTTCATCTTAAAAAATAAGAATCACGACTTTATGTCGTGATTTTTTGTTTTATGGTATTTATAGAAAAAATGTAGGATATATATTTATTATTATGGCTGATGGTAAAACATATGGTATAAATTTTCCCTTTTTGGACTCAAGTTTGGGAACTTATTTCGACTTATCACAAACAAGTGATCAAGAAATAAGGAGTAATTTAGTACATCTATTATTAACAAGAAAAGGTACTAGGTATTATTTACCTGACTTTGGAACTCGTCTTTACGAGTATTTGTTCGAACCTTTGGATGGTCCGACTTTTTCAGATATTGAATCTGAAATTAGAGAGACAGTTTCTGAGTTTATACCAAATTTAACAATCACAAACATAACCATTAAACCAGCCTCAGAGGGATTGGAGGATAAAGGTTTTTATATAGACCAAAATGATAAAAAAACTTTTAGAGTTCCAGGAATCGGACAAAAGGAACACACAGCAAACATAAAAATAGATTATATCGTAACAGATTCCGCTTTTAACCAAAGTGATTTCGTTATAATTAACGTATAATAATATGGCAAACAAAAAAATATCATATACAACCAGAGACTTTGCTTCGATTAGAACGGAGTTAATTAATTTCACCAGAACTTACTACCCTGATGTTATTGATAACTTCAACGATGCCTCAATATTTTCTGCTTTACTAGATTTGAATGCTGCTGTAACAGACAACTTACAATTCAATATTGATAGAAGTATTCAAGAAACAGTATTACAATTTGCACAACAAAGAAGTTCGATATATAATATAGCAAGAACCTATGGTCTCAAAATACCAGGTCAAAGACCATCAGTAGCCTTGGTTGATTTTTCAATAACTGTGCCTGCTTTTGGGGATGCTCCCGATTTAAGATATTGTGGTATATTAAGAAGGGGTTCACAAGTTAATGGTGGTGGTCAAGTGTTCGAAACAGTTTATGATATTGATTTTGCTTCAGCCGTAGGTGGTGATGGAACTCCAAATAGATTGACAATACCAAATTTTGACGCTAATAACATTCTTTCAAATTATACAATTACGAAAAGAGAAACCGTCGTCAATGGTGTTACCAAAGTATTCAAAAGAACAATAACAGCTTTAGATGTAAAACCTTTTTTTGAATTATTTTTACCTGATAAAAATGTTTTGGGTATTACAAGTGTTTTATTAAAGGATGGTACGCAATACGCAAATGTTCCATCCAACCAAGAGTTTTTAGGTGCTGACAATAGATGGTATGAAGTACAAGCTTTAGCCCAAGATAGAGTTTTCATTGAAGACCCAACAAAGGTTTCTGACAACCCAAGTATAAAAGTTGGGATATATAGACAAGTTAATACTAAGTTTATTTCTGAGTTTACCCCTGAAGGTTTTTTAAAAATGACATTTGGTGGTGGTAGCCAATCAGCTGATGAACAACTAAGAGAATTTGCAAGGAATGGTTATAAACTTGATTTATATAAGTACTCAAATAATTTTGCACTTGGTAGTACACTCAAAGCCAATAGTACATTATTTGTTCAGTATAGAATAGGTGGTGGGACAGGAAGTAACTTGGGTGTGGGTGTTATAACAAATATTGGAAATATAGATTTCTTTGTTAACGGACCTTCGGATTCAGTTAATACAACCGTAGTCAATTCATTGAGTTGTAATAATGTAACTGCTGCAATTGGAGGTACAAATGTACCATCATTGGAGGAAGTAAGAAACTATGTTTCATATAATTTTGCAGCTCAAAATAGAGCTGTAACAATTAATGACTATGAATCAATTATTAGAACAATGCCATCACAATATGGAGCACCAGCTAAAGTAGGTATAACAGAAGAAAACAATAAAATAAAAATTAAATTGTTAACTTACGACACAAATGGGGCACTTACTGAAATAACTTCAACTACTTTGAAAAGTAATTTAGCAAACTATTTGTCGAACTATAGAATGTTGAACGACTACATCTCAATTGAAAGTGCAAATGTAATTGACCTTACCATTGATGTTGATGTTGTTTTGGATAATACTCAAAATCAAGGTCAAGTTATCACAACAATAGTTGATGACATAACAACATTCTTTAGTCCAGCCAACAGAGAAATGGGTCAAAATGTAAATGTGTCAGAGTTGAGAAGAATTATCCAATCACAAAATGGGGTTATATCAATTACTGAAATTAGATTTTTCAATAAAGTTGGTGGATTATATTCTTCATCACAAACTTCACAAAGATATCTAAATTCACAAACCAGACAGATTGAGTTAATCGATGACACTATTTTTGCTGAACCAACCCAAACTTATCAAGTTAGATTTCCTAATTCTGATATTAATGTTAGAGTCAAAAATTTCAAATCAACTAATTTCTCTTAGAGGTTTATTTAAACATCACATTACTTATTTTTTAATGAAAATAGCAAATAAACTATTTATCTTAAAAGTAGTAATTGATGTCAAACTCATATAGAATAAGAACCCAAGTTGGTGTAGATAAGTCAATAAATGTACAATTGGAACAAGATTTTGAATTTTTGGAGATTCTATCTTTGAAAATAACTCAAAGTCAAATTTATACTAGACAATGCTCTGATTATGGTGTTGTTGTTGGTAGACTTACGGCTAATGATGGATTCGGTATTCCAAATGCCAGAATTTCAGTATTTATTCCTCTATCTGACCAAGATCAACTAAATCCAATCATTTCTGATTTATATCCATATAGGTCATTAACAACAACAAATGACGATGGATTCAGATATAATTTATTACCGAAAACACAATCACATAGTGGTCATGTTCCCACAGGTAGTTTCTTCGATAAGGAACAAGTATTATTAGACCCAAATTACATTGAGGTATTTGACAAGTATTATAGATATACAACAATTACAAACGATAGTGGTGACTATATGATTTTTGGTGTTCCGTTAGGTAGCCAAACTATACATGTTGATGTGGACTTATCGGACATTGGTGAATTCTCTTTAGCCCCCCAAGATTTAATCAGAAATGGTATAGCAACTGAAAACCAAGTGGCTGGTAATAAATTTAGGAAATCAACAAATCTGAATGAACTTCCTCAAATAGTATCATTCAATAGGACATTAGAAGTTGTTCCATTGTGGGGTCAACCTGAAGTCTGTAGTTTAGGTATTACAAGAACAGACTTTGATTTAGCTACCGAAGCTAATGTTACAATAACTCCCACCGCTATTTTTATGGGATCTATTTTCTCAACTAATGACAAAGATTACCAAAGAAGAAATTGTAAACCGAAATCCAAACAAGGTGAATTGTGTAATTTAGTTGCTGGACCTGGTGAAATATTAGCTATAAGACAAACTATTTTTGAAGACGAAGTTGGAAGACCAATACTTGAAACATATGATTTAGAAAGTGGTGGACAAGTTATTGATGAAAATGGTGCGTGGTTAGTTGATGTACCTATGAATTTGGATTATGTAATTACTAATGAATTTGGAGAAAGAGTATTATCTAATGATCCGAAAAAAGGTATTCCCACAAAAGCAAAATATAGATTCAAAATAAAATGGAATCAATCACCAAAATTATCTGAAACAGTTAAAAGGGGATATTTTTTAGTCCCGAATGTTAGAGAATATGGTTGGACTAATGTTGGCGTTGACCCTAGATCATACTACGAACCAACAAATCCAAACTACGAAAGTTATTTAGCTTTTATTAAATCATATGCTTTCAGTGTTGATTGGAACGATTATGGATTGACTGGTACAACAATAGGTGAAGAAATGATTCAAAGTGCAATTAATTGTGAGGACAAATTTTACCCGATGATTTTCAACAAAGTTTATTCAGTATCACAATTAATCGATCAATATAGAAATGGATATTTACCCGACAGAATTATCTCAGTTAAAAATATTTTGGATGATACTTGTGAAAGTGATAATGTCAGATTCCCAACGAACGATACTGTTTATAGATTTGACCTCTTATATTTGTTATTTATTATCTTAATTTTTATTGCACGACCAATATTAAATATTTTTTTAATTGTGGCTCACTTGGTAGCTTATATTTTACAACAATTGGGAATTCCAGATTGGAGAAGAATAGCTAATATGGAAGTACCGAACTTGACATATCCTGAATGTGATTTGTGTGAATGTCAGGAAGGTAAACGCGCTTTAGGTCCCGGACCTACTGCAGCTGAATTAGCTTTTGATGTGAATCTTGGTTTGTCAGCATACATTTCACCATTGACACAATTTTCTTATTGGGATGGACCGATCACTCAAGGTTTATTTGGTATACAACAATTATTATCAGGTAATAACACACTCGGATTAAACTACGGTTCACCACAACTTGAAACTGTTTTTACAGATGGACCTGGTAACTCAACAGGTAAAGGTTTTACCAATTCATTACCATTATACGAAAGAATCAACCTCTTTAATGTCAAAGCTAAATATTTTGACCAATTAAATCAGTTTGTAAATCCGGGTGGAGGTTACAATAGAATCAAAGTCAATTTTGCCCCAACAGAGAATGGTTATTATGGGGAAACTTTTTATAATCAATACAATACTGAAAAATTGGGTGTTTTGGTATCAGGCGGAACTACATTCAACAATCCTGACCCAAACACATATTCGATATTAAATCCAATTCCTTTTCAAAATCAATTAGCTCAACCAACATCATCTTTAGTTTTAAATCCTTGGAATAGTGGTAGTAACACATATGTTGTTCCTGAAAATGGTACATACACAATAACATTAACAGTTAACGCATCATCTTATACTTCAGGACAGAAAAACTTTCATTTGGTAATCAATGGCACCACACAAGCCGCTCCATTTATTACTTTATTTCCAGCAAGTTCTGTACCACAAGGTTACACCTTATCAACAACTATAAATTTAAATTTAGGTAACACAATAGCTGTAGAATTACAACAAAAAGGTTTGCCCGCAAATATGACTTACACCTATCAATTACAAATAAGTGGAAGACCTTTTGGATACGGTAATTCGAATGAAAGATATCATTTGGATAATGTTATGATGTTGATGGTTAAACCTGATAAAATTACTGAATTGAGACCAGGTACGATACTAAGTTTCCAAAATCCGGAACTATCATCCGATGTCAATGTTACAGGTTATACAATAGTCAATCAATTTGGGAGTACATCATCTACTGGTACAACAAAAAACACCACAAGTGGTATTTTAGTACCATACGCGAACCCAAATGGAAGTGGTAACTGGTTCGGCCCGGGATTTCCTGGTGGACAAGGACAATCATTTTATCAAGTTACCCAAAACAATGTAATAAATGAACACAAATTTGCAATAGATATTGAATATTTTCAAGTTATCACAGCTATGACCGTTAACGACTATATTTCGGTATTACCACCGAATAATCTTAGTGATTCTTTGAATAGTCGAGTAATTAATGGTCATAGTTTGATTCATGTAGTTAATACAAGTGATTGTTGTTATAACACCAATTTCTGTGTATGGCCACAAGATACGATAACATTGAGAAACTTTAGAGAGTGGAGTGAACAAGTAATTGTTTTTATGGTTCGAGGTGTTGACCCTTATTCCGATAGAATTGAAATTGAATACGATTTGAGTAGATTGTTTGGGTATCCATTAGATAACCAAGGTAGACCAAACGGACCAGTTATAGTTAGAGGGTCTAATTATAAAATGAATATCCCAATCCAAGGTCGTTATAAATCTGTAAAACACTATGCAAATAGTACAAATGGTGTCGACCCAAATACAAATCAATTTTTATATTATCCATCATATAGATTTAGAGATAGTACAACAGGTAGTGCTAGGTATACTGGTTTTACCTCTAATTTACCAGCCTACTATTCATCCTTAGATGAAACAACACCAACTAACTTTTTTACTGGTGCTAACTTGTTAAGAGACACTTTGGATACTGGTACAGCAAATGTTTATGGTGGTAGTGGATATTTGAAAGTTATTGGTGCACCTATCAAACAAAATGGTTTGAATGTAAATGATGAAAGAAATTTGAGGAATGTGTTCCAAGTAACTTTAAGTAGAAGGGATGCTGTCCCTTGTAGATGGTTCACTTCTCAGAATAATGAGATATCCACTCTTGGTGGTTCACCAATATCACAGAATGTAGCCGCACCTACTGCTAGTGCACAGTGTAATCCTGGTGGTTTGGGTGTTAATGTTCAATTTTATAAGAATACTGGATATTTTCCAAACGAAATAGTAGATGGGGGTTCATATATGAGTGGTGAGATGGATAAAGAAAGAAATCTTGGTATATTTAGTCCCAATAGACAAGAATTAAGTTTTAAAACTTGGTACTATTCGCCAACATATGATGATACACAAAGAATGGGGTATCAATTCAACGCAATAGACGATAGAATTGTAATGCGTTCTGACAGATTACCAACTTCAACAAATACATTCAGAAATGGGGCTAATAGTTATGCTTGGCAGGCAAATATAAGTTTGAGTGTTTATATAATTTCTGATGATGGAACTTTCTTTAATGGCACTGGTTCACCTGTTGGTAGTCCATCATTTGCAAGTATCAGTCAATCAATTGAAGAGAATAATCTAAACATACAAGCTTTAAATACTTTTGATTGTCAATCTTTAGTACCACTTAGTTGTTATTATGTACCAAATGGTGCAACTGAGATAGCTGTTAGACCAACTGGTAATAATTGTTATACCAATGGAGTTTCTAGTGATAGACAACTAATTATGCAAGGAGGATGTTATGTATTTATTACCACACCATTCAAGTCCTTAGATAAAGACCTAACACTACTTTGGGAGTGGACATCTAGAATTCAGATTAATTTTGCGGCATGTAGGAATGTATTTTCACACATTTTTACAAATAATTGGATTAATGGTTCTCTTTTTGCGTTCTCTATACAAAATAGTAGATTTTTTGATAGTAACAACCAACCATTCAGTGTTTATTGTTATGACACTATGATTTTAGACCCAAATACTAATAATTTCTATTATAGGTCTAGTCCCTTCACAAATATAAATGTGACACCACCAGCACCAAATTCACCAGTGAGGGTTGGTGTATTTAGAGGTAGCCCTAAACCATCAGCCCCATCAATTTTTGGAATTAGTTTACCATCGTACAAAGGAAATAACAGAAATTTGAAATTTCCAACCACTATGATTGATTTAGGACCGAGAAGTCAATATTTACAAGAATTAGTTTATTCAAACCAGTTCGATGGTTTTATGGTTAATAGATTAAAAGAAACATCTTACCAAGATGTGTCTGAAATCTTAAATGTTTTTATCATCAATAGAATCACAAATAAAAGGGTATTGGATCGTTTCTTAAACAGAACTGCAATTAATGTTAGATTATTCTTTGATAATAATCGTGATAATTTATTTGTAGATGGGGATTACGCTCAAATGATTTCGATTAATTCTGAGTTAGGAGTTTACGAGTTCAATGCTATAAATTATCCACCAGTGGGTGGACCTAACGACCAAGACCCATTGTTTTTCAATAATCCAAATGCTAGGGATCCTGTTTTTGGTATATTCTTTTCATCTGAGACACAGACTAGAGATTTCGTGTCACCTCGTAGAACCATTCTAAATCCAAATTTACCAATACTTGGGAACAACAATTGTTCTTTCGATTCAATAGGGACTTTTTCACAAGAAGTACCTTTTTATCAATGGCAAATACAAGAAAATAGTGAAGGTTTGGGTGAAAGTATTTTTGGTTCTGAACGAAACGATTGGTTTACTCAATTTATTGAACAATATGTTAACGATGACCCGAATTATCCATATTTAAGTTATTTTAAATACAATTATCAATCACTTGATAGATTATTTAAATACTCCAGATACTACAGACCATCTGGGTTTGGGAATCCACTAAATGGTGATTTTAAAGGATTCATCTATTCTATTGATAGAAATCAACCTACACCTGAATATGAGACAACATACCGACTTCAAAATCCACCCAACGATTATGAAGCTAGAGTTTTCCAAGTGGGTGCACCATTCTTCTTTTATTTTGGACTTAAGAAAGGTAAAACAGCATGGGATAAATTTTCAAAAAAATGGTTAGATTTTAATAATATAGTAGAATAATGGGTAATATTAATAACATAAGAGTTGTTTTAGGTTCACTAAGATACAAATCGGCACCGGATACTACATTGTCTTTTGGAGTTCCTCTAAAACAAACAATGAAAGAACTTACAGAATATGACAGAAATATTGATGTGGGACTCGAACAACTTTTTCAAGATGAAAGAGCTAAATCAGACAAGTTCAGACCTACATCAAAAATGTCTATAATTTTTCTAAACTCTTATACTGGTTTTACTAATTATACACCATTTGAAAATAATTTATATTATGTAAATGAGGTGGAATCTGCCGCTCAACAATGTTTAGTTGGTAATCCAGCCCTAGTACCTTGGTCTGGGTTTCCTCAGTTCTTTGAGTTCGATTTTATTAGAACAGATAATAATGTTAGTGGGTATACCCAAGCTTCAGGTAATACATTACCCCCTTTATCACATTTAACTTTTGTTAGTAAAAGTGCCACTTCTTACAATTGGGGAGTTTATTTGACATACCCCATTTATAATGATTACGAAAGAAGACTATTTGTTACAGACCTATCAGGATTTTCACATACATGGAATGTGTCTGATGGAATACCATTCACAATAATTAGAGGTAATACCTTCAATGGGAGAAATTTAATACAATTTTTGTGTCCATTTGCCCATGGATTGAATGTTGGTGATTATGTGTCATTAAATTTTAGTTATACCGGTAGAACTATTCAAAATATATTTCAAGTTTATACTTTGGGAACTAATTTCTCCTCTTACCAAGATACTGTTTTTAATATTGTTGATGTGGGATTTACAGGTAATACTTTTTCAAACTATAGAAGAGGAAGATTTAAAAAAGTAATTTTACCTGGTAATACGGCAGATACTACATCACAATACTATGTTAGAGTACACAAGGTAATTTCTAATCCTGAGGATGTTGTTCTTGTAAAAACAGGTTTTGAACAAAATGTTTTCGGTTCTAAAAAGAAATATGAAAGTAGTGGTTTTACTCCTACTAAACAAGCACGAGTGTCTATAAAAGATGGCTCTCCATCATACAC